GCAATATATGCCAATGCCGCAAGAATGTCGACCGCCACTCAGGATGAGTTCTCGTCCCAGTTCGCCACGATCAACCCCGGCAGAGCATTCCCGACCGCCCGAGCATCGCGCGCCAGATCGAGGCGTTTGGGCAGTTTCACCTGCGGCACCAGCAGGAAGATCACGGCCGTCGCCCGGCCTTGCAGCCGGCTCGAGACGCGACCGTCCTTGTGCCGGGTGATGTTTTCGCGAACACGACCTTTCTTGCTGACACGAACATTGTCCGCAACCAGCAGGCTCGGCCCCGCCCTGCGATAGACGAAGCGCAGGCGCATGCCGGTGCGACGCTCCCATTCACCGGGCGTGATGCGGCCGCCGCGAAGTGATTTGCCCGCCGCCGGCATCGGGATCGCCAGCCAAAAACCGGCCTTCGAACGGATCAGCGGGCCGGTATCGTGCGCGCCGACGATCACCGGCGCCTTCGACCAGACCAGCGCCGCGGCGTTGAGGCTCGGCCGGCCCTTTGGATATTGGGCTGAACGAATGGTTCGGGCAAGCCGACTCCCAAGCCCGGCGCCGGTGATCTGCGCTCGCCAGGCGGTCTTGAGACTGGTCCCGGCTTCGCGCATTGCCGCCGAGACCGCCTTTTGGCCAGCGCGGGTTTCAGCGTCCATGATCTTGGCGATATCACCGACGATGCTGATGCCGAACTTCATGCGGGCCTCAGATCCACGGTCCAGACGAGCCGCTCGCGGTCACGGATGGGTTCACCCTGAATGAGGAAGGCGTCGCCGTCGATCTCAATGCGATCACCGGGGCGCGGGTTCGCAACCTCGGCCACCTGCAGATCCACGCGCGTGGTCTCGGACCAGATCCTTGCATCGCCGAAGTCGCTGATCGCGTCGGCGCGATGGGCGACGACGCGCACCAGCACAGACGCGCCGCCATCGGCGATGTAGACCGCGTCCCGGCCGACGTTAGGATCGGCAAAGAGCGCGCCAACGGCAGCGGCAAAGGTGCTCATCAGAACGCGGCGTTCAGCCGAACCCGGCCGATGGTATCGCCCGCGCCGCTGGCTACGGCCTCGGTCGCGACGCCGATGAGGGTGTTGTCCGTCGTGACCGTGGTGCAGCGCTTGTTGGTGTTGTCCCAATAGATCTTGGTGCCGACGGTCCACGCCTGGCTGCCGACCTTGGTGATGTCGAAGACGCCGACGAGCGCGGTCTCGACGGGCTCGCCGAGGGCGGCGTCCCCGGCAGCCACGCCGAAGATCGCACCGACGAGCAGGCCGTCGCCCGAGGCGACGGCATAAGGTGCGGTCAGGGTGATGGTGCTTCCGGGCTGGACGAAGTTTTTCATGGGGAGGATCCTCGTGGAAAGACGAAAGGCGGCCCGTCAGGACCGCCCGCAGGTTCGGGTTCATGGAGAGAATTTCCGGCGGCTCATGCCCCGGGATTTTTGTAGAGGCCGCGCCAGTCGATGGCCTTGGCGCCAAAGTCGAGGCGGCACTTGATCTCGACGCCATCGACATCGAAGCCATTGCGGGTCTCGATGTAGGCGCCCTGTTGTCCTTCCAGATAGGCGTATTCGATGGTGTCGATCTGGTTCGGGCTCGCCGCCAGATACCAGGCGGTTTCGCTGGCGGCATCGAGCCGGGGCTCGCTGATCGGCGCCAGCGTGCGGATCGATTGCGGCACGACATTCCCGCTCTGCGCCGGCACGAGGTTCTGGGCGACCAGCTGCTCGGCCTTCAGTTCGAGCGAGGCAGGGACGATCAGGAAGGCGGGACGGATGTTGAGCACCGTCTTCTTGTCGAGACCGGTCTGTTTCGCCATCGCGGCGCGGGCCGCACCGACGCTGGTGACGTCGAGCGCAGCACCCGTGCCGGCAAGGTTCCTGTGGTTGGCATGGAACAGCGCCGTGCCGTCGGCCATGGCCGGGTTCGAGGTGATGATGCCCCAGACCACGTCCGACTCCAGCTGGGCGATGGAGTTGCCGTACATCGCCGGGATCCGGGTGAAGGCGTCGAGATCGTCGTTTATCAGCGTCTGGCGGGTGATGGCGACCACTCGGCCATAGGTCTTGACCTTGTAGCTCTCCTTGCTCTCGCCGAGCGTGCCGCGCTTGAACTCGCCGCTCTCACCGACTTCCAGAAGCTGAGGCGCCTCGCCGAGCTGGACGCGGTGCATCGCCTTGAAGTCGGTGGCGAGCACCTGGCGGCAGAAGAGAGCAAATGTACGGGGATAGGCGTCATAGGCCTGCCGCAGGGTCTTGTTGGTAACCGCTGAGAGGATCTCGGGAAAGTCCGAGGTCGAGTGCAGCGCCCGCGTCGCCACCTCGTCGCGAGACAGACCCCGCGTGTTCACGCCGGCATTGCCGAGGCTTTCGCGGGCCAGTTCCAGCAGCGTCATGCCGCGATACTGGCGCGCGGCGTCTTCGAGCGGGAACAGCGTCGGGCTGTAGCGGTGCAACAGCGCATTCGCCACCGCATCGCGGCGGGTGATGCGTTCATCCCGGCCGCCGAGGGGGACGGAGACTTGGCCGAAGGTCCGGGTCTCCTCGGATTTGGCGGCGACCTGATCGAGGATCAGGCGTCGGGACTCGTCCACGCTGACACCGCGCTTGACCAGGTCCTCGGCGAAGCTGCGCTCGAGGTTCAGCCGCCCGGCCAGATCGTAGATGGTCGAGACCCGTTCGCGCTCAGCCTCGCGGGCGCGGGTGGCGACAGCCTCGGTGTCGGGCGCGGGAGCGGCCTGCGTCTTCGGCTGGTCACGGACCTCGGTCGCATCGGGTTTGTCCGGTGTCGCAGCCGGAACGGGCTGGTTGCGGGTTTCGATGATGGCGGGGTCATCTCCCGCTGCGACAGTGGTGCTCTCGGGCATAAAGGCCTCCTTGTTCGAGCGGGTTGCGATGATTTCGATCGGATAGCTGGTCTGGTCGGCGGCACGCACCTGCGCGCGCGGATCGGCGGGAACGGTGACGAAGCTGATCTCGAGCGGCGTCCAGCGCAGGGCGATGCGCTTTTCGACGTCGCCCTTCTTCTCGGCTTCGACGACCTTGGCCCGGTCGATCGAATAGCCGACCGAGACATTGCGGATGATGCCGTCGCTGATCAGGCCGAACATGCGGTCGGCCGCCTGATCCAGGCCCTCGCGGGGGAAGCGGATCGTGGCCTTGCCTTCCTTGCCCTCGATCCAGGCGCGCTCAACCACGCCGACCTGCGAGAAGGACGACCAGACCGAATGGCTGTCGAGCGCCGGCGCTCCGGCATTGAGACGCGACAGATCAACGGCCCGCTCGCTCACCTCGAGGATCTCGTCGAAGGGCACGGATGTGTCCCAGCCGGTCCAGCGACGACGGCGGACAGCCGCGCCGGTGGTGAAGACGACATCGACGGAGCGTGTCTCGGGATTGACGGACGATGGCGCAATGGGTTCTCGCCGCGTCTGCATCGGCAGCGATGCCGGCGCGGGCATGATGGTGTCAGGCATGTCCCTATTCCTTCTCCGTTTCAGATGGCGATGCAGCCGGATCGACGGTCTGTGCGCTGCCAGTCTTGGTGACGCGGCGGGGATCGCTGTCGAGAACGAGGCCCAGTTCGTCGAGTTTCGCGTTGGTCGCGGCGATCTCGGCAAGCACGGCATCCGGGTTGTGGCCTTGACGCGAGATGGCCTGCGCCAGCGTCATGGTGCCCGAACGGATCGCCAGCAGGTCTGCCATCGCATCCTTGTAGGGGTCGACAGCGTCGAACTTCGGCGGTGACCATTCGACCGGCACGTCAGGCACCGGGATCAGGCCTGCCGCCCATGCTCCTCCCGTGAACCAGCGCCAGACCGGCACGCAGAACATCGGGATGAACAGCTGCCACTGGACGGCATCGATCATGCGTCGGAACTCGACGAGCCCGGCGCGGATCGAGGAATAGTTGACCTGGCTGAGATCACCGGTCAGCAGCTCATAGGGCACCCGGAACCCGGCCGAGATCGTGTGCAGGCTGGCGCGCTTGTATTCGCCGTAGCCGCCGGTGGCGGCGGGCTGGTTGAAGCGGATGTCCTTGCCGCCGCGGGCATAGGCGATCAGCCCCGGCTCGAACTGCTCCACCCGGTTGCCGTCGGCATCGACTACAGACGGCGCGATGCCCTGCTGCGCCTCGTCGTCACCGAAGACGATGGCGGTGACGCAGGCCTCGGTCTTCTTTCGGACCAGTTCCGCCACCTCGTAGTCGTCGAGATCGCGCAACGACCGGATCACCGGCGCGCCCCAGGGCACGCCGCGCGCCTGCGTGCGCTGCTTCTCGTAGACATGGGCGATCTCGGTCGCCGGGACCGGACGGCTCTGCATCCCGTTCTGCAAGGCGCCGTAGGCGTC